GCTTGAGTCGAATGAACAGCTTAGAGAACTAGACGGACTTGATACAACTATTGACTGGAAAAATACAGGTGATAACTCTTATGATGGTGAAAAGCTAAAACTACTAGCTCATGATGAAAGTGGTAAATGGGAAAGACCTGATAATATATTAAACAACTGGAGAGTTACAAAAACCACATTAAGACTAGGTAGAAAAATAGTAGGAAAATGTATGATGGGCTCAACTTCAAATGCTTTAGACAAAGGTGGAAACAATTTTAAAAAATTATACTACAATTCAGACGTTACTAAAAGAAATAGAAACGGACAAACATCTTCTGGACTCTATAGCTTGTTCATTCCTATGGAATGGAACTACGAGGGATTCATCGATACTTATGGATTTCCTGTCTTCGTTAGAAGCAAATCTTCAATCAAAGGAGTTGATGGTTATCAAATTGAGACAGGAGTTATTGAACACTGGGAAAATGAAGTAGATGGATTAAAAGATGACTCTGACAGTTTAAATGAATATTATAGGCAATTTCCAAGAACTGAACAACATGCTTTTAGAGATGAAGCTAAAAACAGTTTATTTAACTTAACAAAAATCTATCAACAAATAGATTATAATGAAGAAATGTTAAACAATAAAGTTGTTACTAAAGGAAGTTTTATGTGGCAAAATGGCGTTAAAGATACTCGTGTTTCTTTTATGCCAAATAAAGATGGTAGATTTTTAATTACCTGGGTACCACCACTAGAAATGCAAAATAGAGTTGTTTTAAAAAATGGTTTTAAATATCCAGCTAACGAGCATGTTGGAGCTTTTGGCTGTGACTCTTATGATATAAGTGGTACTGTTGATGGTAAAGGTTCTAACGGAGCTTTACATGGTTTGACTAAGTTTTCAATGGAAGATGCGCCGCCTAACCATTTCTTTTTAGAGTATATATCAAGGCCACAAACAGCTGAGATATTTTTTGAAGACGTATTAATGGCTTGCATATTCTACGGAATGCCAATATTAGCAGAGAATAATAAACCAAGATTACTTTATTATTTTAAAAGAAGAGGTTATAGAGGTTTTTCTATGAACCGCCCTGATAAAGTTTGGAACAAACTTTCTACTGCTGAAAAAGAGATAGGTGGAATACCTAATTCAAGTGAAGACATTAAGCAAGCGCACGCCGCTGCTATTGAGTCTTATATTGAAGAAAACATTGGTTATTCAGAAGAAAAAACTGGAGACATGTACCTTCAAAAGACCTTAGAAGATTGGGCTAGATTTGATATAAATAACAGAACAAAACATGATGCTTCTATTAGCTCTGGTTTAGCTATAATGGCTTGTAATAAAAATAAATACAGGCCTAATCCTAGTGTAGTTAAAGATAAAATTAACTTAGGTATAAAAAAGTATAATAACGATGATATTATTTCTAAAATTGATAAATAAATGCAAATAAAAACTTATAACGGTAGTTCTTTTCCTGATCAGGTAGTACCTGTAGAAGTTAAAAGCTCCATTGAGTATGGCAGGCAAGTCGGTAGAGCAATTGAAGGCGATTGGTTTTCTGGTACTAGAACTGGTGTGCAAGGTAGATATAATACTAATTATAATAATTTTAGAAACTTAAGACTATATGCTAGAGGCGAACAAAGCGTTCAAAAGTATAAAGACGAACTAGCTATTAATGGTGATTTATCATATCTTAATTTAGACTGGAAACCCGTGCCAGTTATACCTAAATTTGTAGATATAGTTGTTAACGGTATGGACAGTAAGCTTTATGAAGTTAAAGCTTTTGCTCAAGATCCAGGTTCTTTAAAACAAAGAACTAACTATGCTGAGACAATAATGAGAGATATGCAAGCTCAAGATCTTATAGAACAGATAAAAGGCGTTACAGGTATGGATATGTATTCTACTTCTAATCCAGAAAATCTTCCTCAGAATAAAGAAGAACTTGATGTGCATATGCAGTTATCTTATAAGCAATCTATTGAGATAGCAGAAGAAGAAGCTATAAACAATACTCTTGAGTTTAATAAGTATGATTTAACAAGAAGAAGAATAGCAGAAGATTTAGTTATCCTAGGAATAGGAGCTGTAAAAACAAATTTTAACTTATCTGAAGGAGTTACCGTAGAGTATGTAGATCCTGCTAATTTAGTTTATTCTTATACTCAAGATCCTAACTTTCAAGACATATGGTACGTTGGAGAAGTTAAATATATAAGCCTAGCAGAAATTAAAAAAGAATTTCCAGCTCTAACTGAAGAAGAACTTGAAACAATACAAAAATACCCAGGTAGTAAAAGTTACAATTACCAGTTCAACGGTAGAAACGATGGCAACAGTATAGCTGTATTGTACTTTGAGTACAAAACATATCATGATCAAGTGTTTAAAATAAAAGAAACAGCTACTGGTTTAGAAAAAGCTTTACAAAAAGATGACACCTTTAATCCACCGGAAAACTCTAATTTTGATAGAGTTTCAAGATCAATTGAAGTGTTGTATTCAGGCGCTAAAATACTAGGACACGAAATGGTACTTAGATGGGAATTGTCTAGAAACATGACTAGACCTGATTCCAACCTTGTTAAAGTTAATATGAGCTACAATATATGTGCTCCTAAAATGTATAAAGGTCGTATAGAGAGTTTAGTAGGTAGAATGACAGGTTTTGCTGACATGATACAGTTAACTCATTTAAAACTACAACAAGTATTAGCTAGAACAGTACCTGATGGTGTTTATTTAGATGTTGATGGATTAGCCGAAGTTGATCTTGGTAATGGTACTAATTATAATCCAGCTGAAGCATTGAATATGTATTTTCAAACTGGTAGTATATTGGGTAGATCACTAAACCAAGATGGTGGTATGAACTCTGGTAAAGTACCAATACAAGAGCTTCAAACTAGTTCTGGCGGTGCCAAAATGCAAAGTCTTATACAAACTTATCAATATTATTTACAAATGATAAGAGACGTTACCGGACTTAATGAAGCTAGAGATGGAAGTGTTCCAGATAAAAATTCATTAGTTGGATTACAAAAGTTAGCTGCTGCTAATTCTAATACAGCCACTAAGCACATTGTTCAAGCTTCATTATATTTAAGCGCTAAGACATGTGAAAACATAGCTCTTAGAATATCTGATGCTTTAGAATATCCGCTAACTAGAGAAGCTTTAAGATCTAGTATAAGTTCTTATAACGTAGGAACTTTAGAAGATATGTATAAACTAAACTTATTTGAGTTTGGTATATATTTAGAAATGGTGCCAGATGAAGAAGAGAAACAAATACTTGAGCAGAACATACAAGTTGCTCTTCAGTCACAATCTATAAATCTAGAAGATGCTATAGAAATAAGACAAGTACATAACTTAAAACTAGCTAACCAAGTTCTTAAAATAAAAAGGCGTAAAAAAGCTGAGCAAGATCAAGCAGCTGCTCAAGCTAACATACAAGCTCAAGCTCAAGCCAATGCTGAGGCTAGTGAGAGATCTGCTTTAGCTGAAATGCAAAAACAACAAGCATTAGCAGAGACTACGCTACAGATAGAAAAAGGTAAGTCAGAGTTTGAAATAAATAAAGCTAGACAAGAAGGCCAAATCAAAAGAGAATTAATGCAAGCTCAGTTTGAATTTGATAGACAATTAAAACAAATGGAAATAGATAGGCTAATGTCTAAAGAAGAGCTTATTGAAGATCGAAAAGATAAAAGAACTAAAATTGAGGGCACTCAACAAAGTGAAATGATAAATCAAAGAAATTTGAATTTACCGCCTATAGACTTTTCTACAGGTGACCAAGCAAGTGATTCTATACCAGAAGGTATATTATCATAATTATTAACTATTATATTATATTATGTCAGAAGAAATAAAAGAAGCGCCTACGGGTGAGTTATCTCAAGGTGACTTTAAAATAAAAAAGAAACCTAAAAAATTAATAAATAAAGAACCTATCGCCAAAGTAGACTTCAGTAAAGCTGAAGAAAAGATAGAGCCGTCTACTATAAAAGTAGACTTAAAAGAAAATAAAGTAAAAGAAGATAAAGTAGAAGAAGCAACAGAGCAAGCTCCTGTAATACAAGAAATAACAGAGCAAGAAGAAAAAATACAAGAAGAAGTAAAAGAAACTGTTGAAGAATACAAAGAAGCAAAAAGAGACGAAAAAGTTTTAGGTAAACCATTACCAGAAAACATCGAAAAATTAGTTTCTTTTATGGAAGAAACAGGTGGAGATATTAATGATTATGTTAGATTAAACACTGATTATTCAAAAATAGATGATAATACTTTATTAAGAGAATATTACAAAAATACTAAACCACATCTAGATGATGAAGAAATATCTTTTATAATGGAAGATAGTTTTAAAATCGACGAAGATTTGGATGAAGAGCGAGACATAAAGAAAAAGAAACTCGCCTTTAAGGAAGAAATTGCTAAAGCCAAAAACTTTTTGGAAGATACTAAGAGTAAATACTACGACGAGATCAAGTTGAGACCCGGCGTAACTCAAGATCAACAAAAAGCTATGGACTTTTTCAATAGATACAACGAGAACAAAAAGCTCGCAGCTGATAAGCATAAACAGTTTGTTGAAACTACTAAAGAGTATTTCACTAAGGATTTCAAAGGTTTTGAGTTTAACTTAGGTGATACTAAATTCAAGTACAACGTAAACAACACTGACGAGGTAATCGATCAACAGTCTGACCTAGAAAAAGTTGTTGGGAAGTTCCTAAACAAAGAGGGAAGAATAGAAGATCATGAAGGTTATCACAAAGCCATGTATGCAGCTAGAAACGCCGATACAATAGCTAAACATTTTTATGAGCAAGGTAAAGCCGACGCCGTTAAAGATGTAGTTAATAAATCAAAAAATATAGAAACAGCTTCACGTCCACAAAACAATGAAGACATTTTTATTAATGGATTTAAAGTAAAAGCAGTTTCAGGAGTAGATAGTTCAAAGTTGAAAATTAAAACAAATAAAAAATAAAACTAAAAACTAAAAAATGAGTTTATCTGGAGGGGGATTCCCCGCGAAAATAGTGCCAGCGCAAAAGAAAATGGCATTAGAAACAAACTTTCTAGAGTTTAATACTGGCTCAGGAAAAGATTTTGCTCAGCAATATCTACCTGAATTGTATGAAGCTGAAGTAGAAAGATACGGAAATAGGACTTTGTCTGGTTTCTTGAGAATGGTAGGAGCTGAAATGCCTATGACTTCTGATCAAGTTATTTGGTCTGAACAAAATAGACTTCACGTTGCTTACAAAGGTTTATCTGCTAACATTACAGTAGCTGGTGCTCCAAATGTAGGTCAATTTACTATAGCACCTTCATTAGTAGGAACAGGTCTTGGTGGTGTTAACCAAACTAAGCATGCTATTAGAGCTAACCAAACAGTATTGATTTCTGATCAAGCTACTGGTTTAGTAACTGCTAAATTGCTAGTTACATCTGTAACTGATACTACTATTGTATGTTCTTTATATGGTGGTAATACATTGCCAACTGGTTTAGTAGGTACACAAAACGTAAACATATTTGTTTATGGTGCTGAATTTAAAAAAGGTACTAATGGAATGCAAGGTTCTATAGAGCCAAATTTTACTCAGTTTTCTAACAGACCTGTAATTATTAAAGACACTTACGAAATCAATGGTTCTGACACTGCTCAAATTGGGTGGGTTGAAGTTGCTACTGAAGACGGAACATCTGGATACTTATGGTATTTAAAAGCTGAGTCTGAAACTAGATTACGTTTTGAAGATTATCTTGAAATGATGATGGTTGAAGGTGAAGATGCTAAAACAACTGCCGGAGCTGCTACTCATTTGAGTGCTGCTGGATATGAAGGTTCTGAAGGTATGTTCGCTGCTATTGAAAATAGAGGTAATATATATTCTGGCTTCGCTGGAGCTGCTGCTCCTGGTGCTGGTGCTCTAGGTGATTTTGATGAAATACTTAAAAACCTAGACAAGCAAGGTGCTATTGAAGAAAACATGTTGTTCTTATCTAGAGCTACTGCTCTTGACTTTGATGATATGATTGCTGCTATGGCAGGTGGAGGTTATGCTTCTACTGCTTCTGCTTCTTATGGTTTATTCGATAACGAAGCTGAAATGGCACTTAATTTTGGATTTTCAGGATTTAGAAGAGGTTCTTATGACTTTTATAAAACTGACTGGAAA